GCCGAGTTTTATGAAGACTTCGGCGCAGGCTTTGTGTTCGGTCTTTACACAGCGGAGACTATCGGGGATATTCCCGCAGGTTCGCTGATGGATGTGCTGAAAACGGATAAGACGGGCATGGCGGCGGTCAACTCCGTACTGGGCCTGGATTTCCTCGACGATGCGAGTGATGGGCTTGCCCTCAACGAATCCGTTCTGGATGATTCTTTGCATACCGGTGAGGGAATCCGCAGGGATGGTCTTTATCAGAGAAACATTGCTATCGACCCACAGGTCAAGCATCCGTTCGTACAGCTCGCCGGAAAATACATCGTCCCTTAAGTCGATGCCCAGCGTGGCCTGCACCACACGCTTCCACTCCCTGATGCTGAGTTTCTGCGTCTGTGCGGCCAGCTTCTTCAGCTTGCCGTACAAATCAAACTGCTTCGTCTTTTCATCCAAAGCCCGGTTCATAAGGGGGAAAACAGCGAGAACCGCCGACAGGACATCGTTCAGACTGTCATGGCGGCGGTTGCGCTCTTTTTCGGCAAAGTATGCCGCTTTGATCTGCGGCATGAACTCTGCAACGACCTGGTTCACAAGTCGTAAATAGCCCGTGGCGATGCGGATGTACTCTCGCTCCATCGACATGGGATATTTGGGGATGACCTTTGCAGGAACATTGCGGCGGCCCTTGGAAGATGCTTTTACTGCATTCTGGATTGCCTCGATCACAAGCCGGTTAGCCATCGGCGGCACCGGCTTTCAAAAACTCCATGAGCCGAACCAGAGAATCATGGAATGGGGGGAACAGCGTTTCGGGATCTCCAAGCAGTAGATCCATGCCGCACCACCGGGCGTTCTCCATTTCGTCCTCGTCACACTGGGGCGTTCCAGTGAAGTCGGTACAGAGGAAGAAACCGCTTGTCCCGTACTTCTCCTCCTGCCCCTGGCCGATGCCGAAGGGAATCAGAGCATCGGGGGAAATGGTGATACCGAATTCCTCCTGCGCTTCTCTGACGGCTGCCTGGGCGGCGGTTTCGCCGTCCTCCACATGGCCGCCGGGGCCGCAGGTCAGATTGGTGCCGGTGTCATTCTTCCGGGTGCCGCATAGGATGCGCCCATCGCTGACCACCACGACACCAACGCCGGTGCATTTGGAGTAGTCATCGCCGTCACCGTTGAGGGCGTGGGTGGCATTGAGGGCGGCGTTTTTAGGAAGTGTGAAAGTGCCTGCGGCTCCTCCGTTCTGCCCCCTGGGGGTTGCCGGGAACTGTCCGGGCGGCAGAGAAAGACCCCAATCGCCAACATCGTCCTCGTCGATGATATCCTGGATGGAATATTCGCCGCTGCTTGCCAGCTTGCGGCGTACCTCCTGGGGATCGAGGGCCTGCATATCCACATAAGCCTGTGTGGTCTGGGCCTTTACAAGCTCGGTGTCTGCCTTGGTCTTATCCACATTGGCCTGTTCCGTCTCGCTCATGCTCCACAGGGGCTTGAACTCCAATTTCCAGTCCGGCTCCTCCTGGAAGCGGCCAGTGGCAAGGCCACACCGCATGATGACTTCCAGCAGGGTTTTCAGATTTCGGCGAAGCATGAGCTTTTGGATACGCTCTACATAGTTGTAGTAGTTCTCCATATCCGATTCGCCGGTGGCACTCTCTCCTGCAGGGGACCGTCCGAACAGAATGGTCTGGGGGATATGAGTAACAGCGGAGAGCATATTGCAGGCGGCATCTACGATGTCCTTTACGCCGGAAAGGGACATGGACTTGAAATCGTAGGATTCACCCTCACCATCGACCACGATGCTGTTCAGAATACCCCGTGCCATATCGATGACCCGGAGACGGGTCAGCACTCGGTTTTCACCCTCGTCGGTTTCCAGCTCCTCGGCAAGATTCTTCATGCTGTACACTGCCTGTACGCAGCGTTCCAGCATCTTCACGGAAAAGCCGTGCGAGGTGATGGCTTCTCTGAGGGCCTGCTTGATCCGGGGATACTCTGGCATACCCCAGAACCGATAATCCTGGTAGGGAGTGTTTTCGGGGAGGATACCGTTGCGGAACACGAGGCAGCGGCTCTCATGCACACGGAAGGAGCCGTAAGTGGAATTGACGGTGTAGAACTGGGGCTTGTTGAATTTCCTGGGGTTGTCGGCAGTGTAGTCGTACAGGGAGTTGTAATCGGGCTGCACCATATCCCGGCCATAAACCATCAGCCCGTGGATGCCACGGATGCGGTTCCAGGATAGGGGGGCTTCGAGGCTCTGTGCGCCATCGTCGATCAGCATGACGATGATAGCACCGCCGAACAGTCTGGCCCACTTGATGGCCGTCATGCCGCTCTCCTCCCAGTCGAGGGAATCAAGGGCATCTCTGACATAGGTATCAATGCTTTCGTCGCTGATGCCCAGGTCGATGCCGTGTTTGATGGCCTCCTCCGAGGGGCTGTCAATGATCGTGGTGAACAGGCCGTTTTCGGCGTACAGGGTGTTGAGCTGCTGATCCGGCACTTTGCCCTCGGAGGTAAAGAAATAACGGGATGCGCTGTCCTGCGCAGTCCCGTACTTGTTCAGCATATTCACATAGCCATCAGACCGCCTTGCCCTGCCGGGGGGCCTGCCTGTGGATTTGGTTACTTTAACGAGCAAATGCGTCGCCTCCTTAAACAAGGTTCGACAGGGTAAATTCCTTGGGAGTGTAAACACTCAGCGCAATGGCATCGGCACGGTCTGGGGATGGCAGACTGCGTTTCTTCATGTCCTTCTTGGCTTCAAGTTGGAGCTTGCCATTGCTGGTCAAATGATATTTTCTGGTGGAGAACTGTGCCGCCATGCTGTCATCGTCCGGGAGCCGGATGGTCTTGTTTTCCATCATGTCCCGGATAATGGCCCACATATAGGTGGAGATATCGGCAAACTTAGCCGCAGCCTTTTTATCGGGGACAGCGGCGGCGAAGTTGACCGGGACGATGACCATGCGCCACAGCTTCTCACTTTGGCGCACCTCCCGGAGCCGGTCAGTGACACCACCGCCCAGGCCGGTATCGTCAATGGTTACATAAATTTTGCCGGCGTAATCCTTGAATCGGTCAACCAGACTGCGGTATAGCTTGACGATCTCGCCGACAGTCCGCATGAGGTTCTGACCGATGTAGGAAACGCCCATTTCAACCACGCCGCCGATGTTGGATGCCAGCACCGTTTCATCGCCGCCGAACCGGGCCACATCGCAGCCGATGGTAATTCGGTTGGATGCCAGATAGTCCAGGTCATTGTCAATGGCTCCCTCGACCTGCTCGATACCGATAAAGACATCATCCTCCCGTTTGGGAGGTTCGCCCAGAACACGGACACGGACAACATTGCTGTCGATGCCGTATTTCTTTATGAGAGCTTGGATGTTCTCTTTATTCGTCCGGGGGCTGTCCAGGGAGGATACCTTGTGGCAGCGGAACAGGTCACGGTCTGCGGTGTAGGAATCGTGGAACTCGCCGGAGGACTTAGTGGGGTTGCCGCACATCAGCAGCTTGTTATACTTGCCGGAAAGAGTACCTTTGATGGCCTCGATGATGGGATCTGCAACACCAGAAGCCTCGTCCACGATGAACAGCATATAGTCCTCATGGAAGCCCTGCATATTTTCGGGCTTGGTGGCGGTTCTGGCGACGGCGAACCATCGCTGGTCATTGCCATTGACATAGACACGGGTTTTCGTCCAAGTAAGGATCTCCGGGAGGATCGGGCTACGATCCAGCCACTTGGATATCTCAGACCAGAGAACATCGTTTAGCTGCTGCCGGGTTGGGGCCGTTGCCACAACACGGGAATTAGGGAAGCAGGAGAGGAACCACAGAACAGCGACAGCCTCCAAGCCGGTCTTGCCAACGCCCTGGCCGGAGCGAACCGTGACACGGGGAGCTTCAGCCAGATCCATAAGAACAGGCCGTTGCCATTCATCGGGGGTGAAGTCCAAAACCTCTTTGGCAAAGAGAATGGGATTGCGGCGGTATTTCGGAAGTCTGCGACTTAATACCTCACGTCTCGTCATCGTCGTTTTCTTCATCAGCGGCCATCACGGCGGCAATCCAATCATCGGCAATACTGCTGTTGCCGCCTGGATCATTAGACCCAGGTTGGGGAGTAGCAGCCGGGGCAGGCTGGAGCCGAGCCTGCTTGCTTCGCAGATCCGCAAGCCGGTTGGACGATTCCATTTCAAGGGCCAGCTTCAACAGCAGCCGTATCTCGTTGGGCTTCATCAGTTCGGGGATAAGGTTTTGCAGACCTTTTAGACCGACTTCCTGCATTTTCATCGAGATACCGATTTGCCGTTTGTGCATGGCGGTGACCTGCCGTGCGGTTTCGTCGAGGGCTAGCCGTTCCAAATAAGCGTCGTACTCTCGTACTCGGTTATTCCAGTCCCTTTGGGAAGCCCATCTGTAAATGAGCGATTCGTGCTTGTCGAGCTGCTTGGCTACATCACGCTTGGAGCGATCCGCAGGCGGCATATCCCGGAAAACAGCAAACGCCTCATACTGTGCCGCAGTCTCTCCGGGCTGCTGCTCCCACGGCCTCAGATCTACTGGCGTAGCCTTTTTCGCCGTTTTCGGCATACCCTCCTTCCCCCTTCATGGGCTGATTTGCGTTACTGCTGCCGGGACTTGCGAGTGAAGAAATAGAAGAACGGCGTATCCAGCAGAGCCAGACACGCCTTGAGCAGATACTGACCGATCATAATGCCGAACAGATCAGCACGGCCCTGGGGCGACCAGAGCCAGCCCAGGCCGAGGCCGAAGCTGATGGTGGCGTAGATCACAGTGTCCCAAATCTGACTGGTCATGGTGGAGCCGTTGTTCCAGATCCAGCGGCCACCCTTCGTGCTGCCGTGCTTCTTGATGTACCAGTCCCGGAGCTTGTGGAACACAACGACATCCCAGGTCTGGGAAACATAGTAAGCGCACAGGCTGCCGGTGACGAACACCCAGTTCTGGCCGAGCAGCATATTGTAGGCATTGTCCATAGCAGGGTCGGTGCCGGGACACCAGCCGGTAAGCATGATGCAGGCGGTGGCGAACAACTGGCCGATGAAGCCATACTTGACGGCTTTCTTCGCCGTCTCCTTGCCCCAAATCTCACCGATGATATCGGTACAGAGAAAGGTGACAGCATAGGTGATGGCACCGCCACTGAGGGCCAGGTTGATGCCACCCAGGGACAGGCCGGTGGTGATGGTTCTTGCGCCGACAACATTGGCGATGACGATGCTGATGACAAACAGGACAATCAGAATCGTCAGATTCTCATTCGTTTTCTTCATGGGGTTCCTCCTTAATTTTGCGGCCCTACGGCCTGTTCATATCGCTGCTTACAGATTGTTGCACAGAGACTTGCGTTCGTGCAATAGGTCAGCGTCTTGGGACTAAGCTCCACGCTGCGCCGATCCAGAATGGCCTTGACTTCCGACATTCGGGCGGCAAACAAGTCCTTGCGGAACTCGTTGACATGGCCCATGCGGTTTCCATCATTGAAGTGGCCGAACTTAACGCCGCTCAACCAGCTCGTACTATCAGCGGAGGTGCAAAAGCTGTTCTCGGCGATCATTTTGTAGTCCGTACAGCCCAGCAGGTGGATGTCGATGTCCGGCTTGCGGTTCTTGATGTAGTGGGTCAGATACTTGGTATCCTCCCGGAAGGTCTTGGGTTTGACAATGCGGATCTCCGGGACACTGATGGCAATGTAGTCGGCAAACTCAATGAGCCGGTCAAGGCCCTTCTGGCCGTCCTCATAGTGGAAAACATTGATTTGCCGCTGGTGCGGCATCATCCGGCGCATACGCTCCCGGAAGAACCAGGCATCGTTCACACCGAGGATCTTCTGGCAGTCGATCTCAACGCAGGTGGCGTTCAGATGGTTATGCTCCACGAAAGCCATCAGTTTATCCTGCCACATGGTCAGCGTTTCACGGGTCTGCCGCTGGCCCTTGCCTGCGCCGAACATCAGAGTAAACAGGCCGCTGTCCTGGATCACATGGCGGTTAGTTGCATCCTGTACCCGGATGACATGGCTTTTAGGCAGGGTAAAGTCTGCGTCGGGCGGCTTCCCCTTGATGTACTTGTAGCAGGAGTACAGACGGTAGTTGGTCTGAGCTGCGCAGAGAGCGGCATAGAAGATCTCCTCGCCGTCGCTGCCGGCGAAGTGGATCTTGATGTTACTGTCGAACAACCCTGGCACCTCCGCAGCCGTCCTCCAGTACCTCGACGGAGGCGGCGTCATAGTGCTTCAGCAGGTGGGTGGCGATGTCCTCGCAGGAGCGGCCACCGAACTCGCAGGGGGAACCGTAGATGCGCTCCAGGTGGCGTTTCACCCGGTTCTGCATCTGGAAAATCTCGATCTGCCGGTCATTGTGCCGGACTTTGAACTCCATGCGGATGTGGAACACATGACGGTGCCGGTCACGCAGGAAAGCCACTTCGGGATCTTCGGGGGCATTGGGCCAGCAGTGGAAGCCCTCCACCTGCAGGGCGCAGATGACAAGAGTGCGGAGCTTCTTCATCACAGGGCCTCCACATTGCAGATGATACCCCGGCCCTTGCAGATGTCGGAGATCAGCGTCATGGCCTCGTTGTCAGCTTCGGGGATCGTGATGGAGTACATGGGGAAAAGGTCTGCATCTTCGGGGGCTTCGGGGATGGCATCGGAAACGGGCTGGGATGCCGATGCTTTGGGCTTGGTCTGGGGGCCACTCTCGAAGAAGCTGGAAACATGGGATTCCAGACCGGGGAGTGCGTACTTTGCCTCCTCGGTAACGAAGCCGAACAACTCGCTCATGTCGAAGGAGCCGGTCAGAGCGGCGATCTCCTGGGCCAGGGCCGCTTCGTCCCACTCGGAGAACTCCCCGACTTTATTGTCGGCAAGTCGGAACGCCTGGATCTGCTTCTCGTTCAGATCGTCGGCCACGATGCAGGGAACCTCCTTCATGCCCAGCAGCTTGGCAGCCTTGTACCGGGTGTGGCCGGTGACGATTTCGCCGGAGCTGTCGATGATGATGGGAACCTTGAAGCCGAACTCCTTGATGCTGTTTGCGACAGGCTGGACAGCGGCCTCGTTCTTCCGGGGGTTGTTCCCGTAGGGATGGATGCTGTCAATGCCACGCATTACGATGTTCATGGGATCATCCTTTCGTCTTGGTATTGTTGGTGTCGGGCTTTGCCTGGATGCAGGAAGGGAACGGGCAGAAGATGCGGTCAAGAACCCTGCGGCCCCATACACAGCTCTTGCAGGGGTGGGGTTTCTTTTTCTTATCAGCCAACAAAATCCCTCCATGCTACGCAAAAAGCCGCCTCTGGGGCTACCAGAAGCGGCTACGCAATTTTTGATTCTGCGGAGATTATAACCGATAAAATTGCACCTGTCTATTGCACCTTTTTTGCACCGATAAATTGCAACTGCGGAAGGGGTCAGCATACGGCCATCGCCCCGTAGAGATAGGTCTGGATCGTTTTCAACAGCCGCTTACGGTTGCGCCACACGGTAGTAGCATCACAGCAGATTTCCTCACCAATGGCATCATCGGAGAGGCCGTCGAAGTATTTGCCGGTGACTGCCCGGATGAAGGGATCATTCTGGATCAGTGCGATGGCCCGGTCAATGGTGGCAACCTCGTCCTCGTCGGCGGCGATGGTGGCCTCCATGTCCTTCAGAATGCAGTCATAGATTTCTTCGGGGGAAAGCCGGGAGCCGGACTTCTGGTAGCGGACGATTCCTGCGCTGCGCCCACGGGGGCCATGCGTCTTGAACTCCTCCAACCGCTCCTGGTTGTCGATGATGCGCTGCTGGAGGACGGGGTATGCATAAAGGCGGTTCTCGGTGGATCGCTGGATATCCTTGCTGCCCTTCACCTCGGCCATGCGGCCAGCTTCAACGGCAACCCGGATGACTTCCTCAATATTGATATCCTTGGTATTTGTTTTTTTCGGCATTGCAAAGAAGCCTCCTCTTATGGTAAAATAGCCTTGCCACGGGCTGTCCTTTCTGCGCTTGCGAGAGGGCAGCTTCTTTTTTATGCCTTGACTTAAACCAACCTCAAACCAACCTTAGACGAGATCCTAGTCAAGCCCCTCCAGAAACATGAGATAGCCGTTGAAGTGCAACACCGTGTATTCACGCACATCAGCAGGTGTTATGTACTTCCGTCCAAACCGTTCCTTCATACTGCGCCACACGGCCCAGGGGATGCGGAAAACATCATGGATGCCAAAGGCCACCATGACGAAGGTGTGCGCCCCGTAGGAAAAGGCCCTCTCCAAACGCTCGGTCTGAGCCGCCGTTACGACGGACTGTTCCAGGCGGTCACGGTCAGTGTACTTGGCCTCGAAGTTGACGGCCCTGCCACCCTGCATGATGCCCTTGTAGTCGGCCTGGGCTGCCTTTGTGAAGCAAGCCAGGAATCGACCGTTGCCCATATCTTTCAGCACCTTCATCGGCTCTGGGGTTTTCTCGATGTCGGCAATGTCCTTTTCACGGTAGAGGTCACACGCCTTCGCAATCATATTCTCGAACTGCTCTCCGTGGAGCCTGCTGGTGAGGCCAATGTACTGCAGCCGAGCATCCTTCTTACGAGGGGCGGTGATCTGCTTCATCGCCGGTATCGTCCGTGCCGTACTCAGGCAGATGGAGCAGACCTGCCCACGCCCTTCGGGGAGCGGAGAGCCACAGACGATGCAACTGTTGACACTCATTTTCTTTCTCCCGAAATCAATATTTTGTCTACACGGTTTCGACAGGCGCAGGAGCCGCTTCTTCTTCGGCGTGGGCGGCCTGGGCCACAGCGGCCATGAACGCCATGACATCTTCCAGCCGCAGGGAGATGATAACACCCTGGTTGCGGACGGAACAGGTCAGAGTGCCGTTCTCCACGCTGCCGATCAGCTTGCACTTGTCCACGAAATGCCGGTTTTTCTGCTTTCCCTTACCCACAATGACGAAATCGACGGCGGTTGTGACCTCTCTCGTGTCAGAGGGGATGTTGGGGACATCTGCGGTGGGGTCAATGATTTCGCCCATTTCAATAGGGGCGGCGTTGGGGTTCCACTTGCCCGTGCGCTTCTTTTTATGGTTCTTTCCCATTATTTCAGATCCTTTCTTGTACTTTGCCATTGATACAGTATAGACACCCTGCCTCCTGCATCTTCCGAATGGTAGAGACAGGGTAGCCGTACTGCTTGTGCGCCCACTGGCACAACACCTGCGCCGGGGGCCGGACGATGCAGTATTTAGCAGTGCCGGGTGGGAGGTCAATGGTATCCTCCTCTTTTTTGGTATTCTTTGCCATTTATGTTCTCCCGGTAAAACTAAGATGTAACTTAAGCTAATCTTCATTTTCTATCGAGGAAATGAAGATTCAGTGAAGTTTCACTTCATTTGTGCCAGGGCTTGAAGTCCTTGATCTTGCCCAGCAGCGTGGCCGGGTTGCCATCGAAGCAGATGGCCCGGTCATCGATGTACACGATGGCAGGGGGCTTCTCAGCCTGCACAGCATCCACTTCGATGCCGTGGCGACGCAGGTAATCTTCCACGGCGTACAGGCCGTCGAGGGATGCGCACCGGGTCGATACAACGACTACCTCATAGCCGGACTTGCGGATCTCCTCAATGGCATCCTTGATGCCAGGGACAGGGGGATCGGGGATGACGGTGGTTCCCTTAAATCCGCTGGAATAGGAATGGATAACACCGTCGAAGTCAAAGACAACGGTTTGCTTCATATCTGGTTTTCTCCTTTCTTGCCGCATCGAAGTTTCCCTCGATAGCGGTGGGATACACAATAGTAGGGGTGCTGATATGGGTTGGCATAGAGGCAAAAGCGGCATCAATGGCCGCAATGACTTTGGCAAGGTCAGATTTGGCGGCGGCGTTCTGCTGATACTTCCGCTCTGCCTTGCGGCCCCGGCGGTATGCCTTGTCGGATCTCAGCCGGTCGGCCTGGGAATTGGGGGTGAAGCCGGTCTTGATACCGAGCTTTCGGGCTTTAGCCATTGATAACACTCCAATCGATTCTGAAGTTCTTCTTGGGATAACACATGGATGAAGTCCCAAGGTTCCTGGTTCCCTCCAACTGCCGGAGGTATTCGGCGTAGCTCAGTTTCGTGCCACGGGCCTTGGCGGCAAGCTCATTGGCATGGTTTCTGCGGATGCCCCTCCGCATCAGCAACTTGACGAATCTTTTCCGGGTCAGTCGTTTTCCGATCCGGGGGCCGTACAGGAAATCTTCCACGGCGTTGGTCATGCAGGTTCCTCCTCCGCCGGTTTCCGCAGCCATTCCAGCACACCTTGATGACACATTGACTTGGGAGGAAGTCCTTCGGGGCCATTACATGAACAGACATTGGCACAGGTTTCACACCCTCCGGTGGCTCTCTCCAAGAAAACGGCCAGCTCCTCGTCGCTCATGGCCCGTATGCGGTCGGCGTTTGATGGTAATGTCCCCTGCATAGCGGCAATAGCCATTCTGAAGGACTCAGCACTATTTTCCAATATAGCACGTGCCTTGGGATCTTCAGCACCTGCTATGCACCGTTCTGTGATATCCAGTTGTGCAATCAGGTGTGCAATGGCATCCCTTTTGGTTACGCTCAATTTATTTTGCCTCCTTCCCGTCCATCTTTGTGCCGCAGAATCTGCAATGCGTTGCATTTTCGTGGATGCTGTCCATTCTATGACAGTTCGAGCATCGGCCCCAACCATCATGTACGGCTTCCCACTGCCCATGCACCACCGGGGCAACATCAACAGTGGGAGCCTTTACCAGTGCAATATACCTTTCCTGCGCTGTTCGGCAATCCAGATTGTATTTATTCAGCAATTCGGAACGGTTGATGTAATCAGCCATTACATTCACCTACCTTCCGAAGGATGCAGTAATCGCAGGGACACTCAGAAGGGCAGTCGTGATTACGGGAGCAATCCCCACAGTCCCAGGACACATTCTGTTTCATGCCTGCCCCTCATGCCATCTCAGCAAAGCGGCATCGGCCTCCTCCTGGGTGAGGAACCAAGTCTGCTGATATTCTTCAAACTTGAGCGCATGGAGCATATCGGGATTGCCGCTCACCTGCTTGTACCAGACAACCCAGGAGGTATCGCCCTCAATGCGATTGACAATACCGACCTCGATCTTGCCGGTGATATCACCTGCCCAGGTTTTCTTCAAAGTGTACACGGTGTCTCCCGGCTTGCAGGGAATGAAGTAGAGCTGCCCCTTGCGTTTGGCGTCCATGAGCTGGCGCAGGTCATCCAGGTCGTACTTGTCGCCCAGAATGTCCTCCATCAGCATCAGCCGGTGGCGCAGCTCGGCGGCCTGGGTGGCGACGGTGAACATCACGGCCATCGGGCATTCCATGCACTCAAAGCAAAAACCACCTTCGACTTCTTCAGCGGTAATCTCACAGCCATGCTTCTTGGCCTGCTGGGATATGAAGGTACAAAGCTCGGCGTTCTCTTCCTCACCGGTATGCCGCAGGATGACTTTCTTCCCTTCGGCAAAGGCGAAGTTCATTGCGATGAAGAAGTTATTGTCGGGATTGATTTTTGTTAATCTGTCCATCAACTGGATCTCCTTTCTTTTATATCGATCAAATCAGAATAGCGACATCTGGCCGCTGGATTCGTCCGGCTGGGCCTGGGGGTCTTTCGCCCCTCTGCCCACAAGACGGATCAAGGGCTTCCCGTTCCAGCTCTTGTTGAACAGTCCGCAGGCCAGATACCACTTTGCCCAGTCAGAGGCGGTACTTGCTGTATTGCCGTAGACCTTGCACTTGAATACAGCCCGGTTTCCGACGGACTGGCGAATCAGATTGCTGCATTCTCCGCAGGTGTGTCCGTCGCACAGGCCGAACTCTTGGCGCATCAAGGCGATTTTCTTTACTGCCATGAAGTCCTCCTGTCATGGGTTCCACAAGCCTTGACAGCGATGATGTAGATGGTCACGCAGGCGGCATACAGGACGGCGTTCAACATTCGTTTCCCTCCTTTTTCGATCCTTCAGCATCTGCCTTTTTCCAGATCTGGTACAAGGCATAAGCGAGAGGGTTCTTGACAAATGCCAGCCCTTTGGCCTTCTCGTATTCCTGCTCCAGCAGCCGGATCGCTTTTTTCAAGGTCATATCAAACAGCCTCCTCCACATAGCACCAGCTCTGCGGAGGCCGGGTTATCGTATATGCGCCATCGCAGCTAAATTCATGTTGCAAGCAGTTTTGAAGATCACCATAGGGGCATTTATGGCATTGTCTGAAATCTTGCAAGTCTTTGGGGTTGTCATAGACCTTCAGGTCGGAGATATGCCAGCCGTAAATGAGCCGGTTATCATTCCCTCCGACATAGGCGAGAATTTCGTCAAGGCTCAAAGATGCCCGATCCGGGAGTGCTTCTTCCCAAGGTGTCCGGGGAGCGGTTCGCCCTGTATTCCCTTTCATCCTCCATCCGCAGGTAGACAGGATCTTATCACAGGTGAACTCTGCAACCACCATCCGGGAACCGTTGTACATCTCGCCAGATGGCGGGACAACTGCGGTGCTGAACGGCGATTTCTGCCACTCATATTCTCCGGCGGTCATGTAGATGTAACACTTGAACGGGGGGGCGAGCTTCGGACGGGTCTTTCTGACCTCGATGGTCTTTTTCCCGTCCAGAATCTTATCCACATATTTCGGGTGGACACTAAGAAGGACTGACTTCATACGCTGCCCTCCCGGCTGACGATCACGGCGTTTTGTTCGTCGGGATCATACTGCCATGCGGTTTCACAGGCTTCGGCCACGGCCCTGCCCTCGTCATCGGCTTCAATTTCCAATGTCACTTTGGTGGTGACTTCAATCACATATTTCATGCGTTTCCCTCCTCCGGCTTAGTGCGGTATACTACAACCGCACCGAATTCTACCGCCTCAAGATTGAGGGCGTTGTCCGGGCGAGCCAAGAATACCCCATCCATGTTGCAATGAACGAGGTACCACTTGCTTCTGTGCGGCTTGCCCGGAACAGTGACATACACAGGCTCACCGATCATTTGGCGCAGCTCCTCATAGGTCAACGGCTTCGGCTTCTGATTGTTGTAGCATTCGGGCAGCGGATTGTGGCTCCACGGCTCTTTGCCGCCCATAGCGAAATCGATAACCTGGTGGATATCGTAGGCGGTATCAGCATCCGGGAAGTGGCCCACGCCGTAGCTGTGGCCGGGGCCGTCCAGGTCGGGGTAGACCTGCTTGCGCAGATCCAGCCATGCCCGTTGTGCTGTGTCGTAGTCCTCGGCACAGTGATTCTTGCCGCAGAGCCAGACGATTTCCTGGAATTGGCCCATGCGGATACGGGCGAAGAACTCGCAAGCCTGGGCGCAGATCTTGGCCTGTTCTTCATTCAGTCTCAGGGTAATCATTGCGCACCTCCCGGCCTATCGTAGTCATCGTGGATGTTGCCAATGATCTGAACACAGATTTCGTTGCAATATTCGTCAATCGTATCTACGAAAGAGATATAGTCGGATACCCCGATTTCTTTGAGAATATACCCTGTTTCGGCCCAATAGCCTCCCGGCGTATCGCATTCACGCTGGACAACATATTTTGTTCCGTTGCGCTGAACAATGTCACCCTCCCATATCCGCTGCTCGGTAACTGTGTGTAGGCCGGTGCATTGTCCCACGGTTTCGGGGTATACTTCAAACCACATCATGGTTCCAACGCTATTGCTGGCACCGATGAACGGGACACTTTTTATTCCTAACTGGAACTCTGCATAGAATCCCTCTACCCATTCACCGTTATCTTTCCTTTTCCCTCGGTGAAGTTTTCTTATGTCCATGACAGTACCTCAGCCGAGCCGCTGCCGCAGGACGATGTAATTGTCGATAGCTCCCTTCAGCTCCTCCACGGTGTAGGGGTGGTCAGCATGGACATGGGATACCACCTTGCCGTCCTTACCGATCAGAATGTGATGGTTGTAGCCGGACTGAACGGCGGTGTGGCCCCGATGCTCCACACGGGTTCTCTTAGGGGCATCGGGCTTTTTCTCCGGGACAGGCTTCTTTTTCTTCTTATTGCTCATTGGGTACCTCCATCATGTTCTTGGGTCTGCGCTCAGTCCAGAACTGCTTACGGCAGATCCGGCAGAGGCAGTAGTACGAGTGATTGCCGGGGCCGTTGTGGTCGGGCCAGACGGCCAGACCCAGGGCGAAGCGGTGCTTGGTCAGCTTCCCACACAGCCGTTCAGCCAGCGTCTCGTCGGGATTACTGTCCAGCCGCTTCACTTTGGGATCTTCCACGAGGAATCCGTACATAACGCCGCCTCCCCCGGCCTCCTGGGGCTGGAGGAAGTCACCGGCGAATCCCTTTTCGAGATCCGGGCCATGGAGTTCGATTCTGAAATCTCCGTTCATCTGCGCACCTCCCTCGGTCTGGAAAGGAGCTGCATCTGCACGATGCGCTCAAGCGTATAGTTTTTGGGGTTGAGGGGCTTGTCGTTGCGCTCATGCCAGGTATCAGAGCATTTGGGGCAATACAGGGCGGTGCCGAAGCTGCGCCATCCGGCATTCACGGCTTTGGTGGCATGGGTGCCAACCCTGTCTGAGATTCGCCGGCGATTTCCGCAGCGGCTACATTGGAGAAAGATCCACATTCTCAGCCCTCCTCCGGTGTTTCAATGTAGACGATGATGGCCTTTTTCCAAGGCAGTGCGTAATATGCGGCCTCCAACTCTTTGACGGTCATTTTCTCTACTTTGGCAGGATCAATCATAAGATCAACCAATCCATCGGGATCGTCATCCCCTTTGAAATGGATGCCGTTCTCAGTGGTCAGGTACTCGTTTATGCTGGCGGTTCCCCAACTGCCCTTCCAGTAACCCCAGGAGTCATCGGCCACCACATCGGTTCCGACCATCGGCACCACTGGCAGATCGGGATGTGCTTGCATGAGGGACAGAAGGTAGCTGAGATTATCGGCAGGCTGTGCATCCACAGTAGCCTCTGCGGATTCCTGCGCTGCAAGGATCTTGATGTTAGGCCGGATGCAGGTGTCGAATACCTCCACGATCTTCTTTGCGCTGGCAGGGTAGTCGTGGACGATGCTGCCGTATGTCTGCTCATAGTCCAGCTTTTCGAAAAGGTCGGTGGGAAGCAGTGCATCCTTAAGGGCATCAACGATCTCACGGTCATCATCGCTTGCGTAGCAAGCTGCCTTGATGTCCTCCCAGATGCTCAGATCCAGTTCTTCGCCCTCCCAACTGGCAGCGTCAACCATCATGGCTTCGATGGCTTCCCAGGTTGCATCGCCATCGACCACGGATTCGGAGGAAATCTTGTCCAGCAGGTAGTCCTTGCCCATCCGGGCGAGGAGCTGGAGGAAGGATTCGCTCTTAGGAGTGGGAACCCAACCGTAAACATAGTTGTCACAGTCCGATTCAATGGACATGGTGTAGTTTTTCAGATCCAGATAAAATCTGGCCCACAAACAGGAGCCGTAGTCGGGATCACCCTTCTCCTGCCGATACATGAGCTGAACCACACGGGGCTGCTCGATACTCACTTTCACTTAGTAGTCCTCCTCTCTCTCGGCTGCGGCGATTTCGTCCTCGTCAAAGGGGACATTGGATGCGATGTTGGCGCAGACTTCGTCAACAAAGTTGCCATCATAGCAGGTTTCCAGTGCGCTCATAAGCTGATTTGCCAAGCGCATGATATTAGCCTTACTCATATTCTTCTCCTTCCTCAGTAAAATAGATGCTCTCGGTTTCAGCGGTTCGCTTCCAACCGAGGGTTATTGCACCGCAGTACTTACACCGGGAAACAATCACGGTGACATTGCGGTGTTCTTCAATATCTTCGTACACGCAGGGATCGAGGGCGTGTACCCCGTCGGGACGGATCTCCACCCCGGAGGGATGCGTGCATTTTTCGGCCATGCTTGGTTCCTCTCTTTGTAGCCGTGAATTGTTGGCGTGTTTTATGGGTATATTATCGCTCTTAAGTGCGAATAAGTCAAGAGTAATTTCGCACTTAAGAGCGAATAAGGGCATAATTTATTGCTGGGGGACTTTCTGTGAGAGGGTATCCATATTGTAGCCGCTGCGGATGAACGCCAGCGTTTTTTTGTGGTTGCATCCACCGCCGAGATATGTGTAGATATCCTCCATGTCATCGTGGGTGAACGAGGTGCCGCAGAAGTGGTTAATACCTTTGCGGTGGTATTCATGCACCTGGGTATTGCGGCCAGCAGAATTAAAGTGCAGGCTCTTAAAGGCTTCACGGGAAAGGTATTCCAGCACCTTGGCGGTCACATCCTCCTCGGTTTCGCAGTTATCCAAACGGAAGTAGGAGTTCACTCTTTTGTGAGGATCTGCGACGAACTCCAGGTTGCGATTGATGATAGCGTCGGGGAACGCATGGAACAGCTTGAAAAGAGTGTCGTTGCTTACCATTGTGTTGCCTCCTCAAAAAAGCGACATCTGCTCATATTTTTCGGGCTTTTTGTATCTGACGAATTTTGGAGGATTGTCCAGCATGGCCCAGCGAAATGTAGCATCCATTGGCACACGGCCGGCCTCCTCCATTTCAAACCGTCGGGCGAAGTCATGGACGGTATGCCCGTCGGCCTTGAAGGTTACTGGGCTGTCTAGATCCCACTTCATCAGCAAGGCCCAAAGATCCGGGTACTCTTTCCATAGGTTGCGGAGCTGGTCTATTCCTTGATTGTGGCAAAACCAGCAGCCGTCCCTGCAGGAGGTTTCATATGTGGGAGCCAGCATATCGCTGTACTGGCAGTAGAGGCCACACAGATCCTCGTCGATGCCATACTCAACCAACGGCGCACGCTTAAACTGGTTGAGCTGGCCGAATCGGTCTGGTTCGTCAGCGGCGATACCCAGGTATTCCACGATATTTCTCTTGGCCCGTCGTGGCTGCGGGCCGGTGAAAAAGGGGTTCGGACGAAATCGATTTTGAGTTTCCGGCACCAGGGAGAGATTTGGGCGGGGAATCCTTGCACCCTGAACCCAATCGGATTTGAGTTTCTGGCACCAAGGCATATCTCCGTTCGAGAGTGGGAAGCCCTTGATGGTTCCTTGCAACTTGGTGAGTGGCATTCCGTTTGAGTCCAGCTTGACACCACGGATGATAGAGATCCGGGAATCCGAGGATTGTACCGGGTCGGAACTTGTTCTCTCTCTCTCTCTCTCTCTACTTGAACAGATTGTGAACGGCGAACAGGGACATGGTAAAACATTTGCTCGTAGGTCTTTTTGGTGCCGTCTTTATTCAAAGCGCATAGGTGTTCGACCTCGATGCGGTACATATCCCAGATGCGTTCATCCATCCTGTCTTTGAAAGCCTGCATGGCAGGGAAGTTGGCTGGAATAGTGTCCGTGGCCCAGACATCCGTGGTGGTAATCCGGTCAAGGGGGAGGCCCCGTGACTGTATCACCTGGAGCATTTTAAGACTGTCCTTACCATAGGAGATTCGTGCTATGTATTCCATGACAGTAAAGAAGGGGGGCTATACGGCAATAGCGTTGTTCAGCTCGGCCATTGTGTGGAACTTGTTTCCGCACATATCGGGCAAGTTCGCCCGTACCATCGCCTCGGCCAGAGGGGGGCAGACGGCGTTTCCGGCCCGTGCAACCTGCTCGGTCTTGGGGTACACATTGCCCTCGTAGTCGTAGTCGATAATGTAATCCGGGACGAATCCCATTGCGTTATACAGCTCCCTGGGGGTGAGCATACGGAGTGTGATATCCGCAATGTAGTAGGGGATGCCGCAGATCACAAGCAGAATGATTTCATCCTCCTGCAGGTGGTAGTCGCAGTGTTCGTTGAGCAGGTTTCGGATCTCCGGCCAGTGGCCCCAATCGCCGGGGCCTGCCTTTGCCAACACTGCCTCGCAGGTGGCAAAGCCACCGGAGCCGGAGTGGGCGGTGACTGTGGGCAACGGCTCCTCGCAGGCGGTACCCAGCTCTTTGCCCTTGAACTTGACCACATGGGCAGATACAACGCCTTCATGGTCATGGCTTGTGATGGTTCCAACGGGTTCCTTGACATCCGTGCCGATGGACGAATTGCGGAACTCGCTGATATGGGCCAGCACCAGAGCTTCCCGGTCATGGGAAGTGATGGTGTGCATGGGCTGGCTTACATCCAGGGGGACACCGTTCCCGTAGAACTCCACAAGGTTGGCGCAGGCGAGGCCGTAGCGGTTTGAACTGTCTACCGTCATAAGGGGAGCTGCCATGCCTTGTCCACGGACATCCTCGCCCTGCTCAGTATGGTACTGGATCAGATTCGCACTGAGCAGGCAGGATTCTTGCTTGGACACAACAGTATGCACAGGATCTCGGACATCCCGGATCCTATCACCACCGCCAGTCTGGGCGATTGCCATGAGACTGGCAGAGGCAAGTATCTGGTTTCCGGCACTCGTGATCGTATGTACAGGCTCAGATGCAGGCGCACCAACGGAATTGTCGGTGTTGGGGAATGTCCACGGGGCCATAATCGGTTCGCAGATACCGCCGGTATAATGCCCGGTAATGGTGTTGACAGGCTGTTCCACGCTGCGGACATGGCTTTCGCCGCCGTGGTTACACTCCACGATGAAAGGAGTGCCGCTGCGGATAGTGAACTTGTCAACACCACGGATGACCCGGCGCATGGTTTTGGGGGCAAGGGGACGGACTGCTTTAACGCCGTATTTCTCCCGGATCTCCTTCTTGCTGGCAAATACGGAATAACCGGGCTTCGACCAGTCAATGATCTTATCGGCACCGACCCAGGGGAGCAGCTTGCCGGACTTGACTTCCTCGCTGTCCCTGGGGGCATGGGTTCGCTCCGGCCATTTGATGGGGTTGCCGTCACAACGGGCCACCAGAACAAACCGTTTACGGGTGGTGGGGGTTCCGTAGTCGGCAGCGCAGAGAACCCGGTAATCGACCTCATAGCCCAAATCCCGGAGCTGGCTGATGAACTTCTGGAAGGTCTGTCCAGCTTTCTTTTTCACGGGTTTACCCTTGCGCACAGGCCCCCATGTAACAAACTCCTCGACATTCTCCAACATGATTACATCCGGGCGAACCAGAGCGGCCCACCGCAGGGTGATCCAGGCAAGACCACGGATTCGTCTGTCCACGAGCGCAGATCCTTTCGCCTTGGAGAAATGCTTGCA